CTGCGCTTTGGTCGACCTGGTTTCACCCACACCGAACATGCCGCCGGTGGCGCCGGTCACGCCCTCGCCGCCGCCGGCGGTGCCGGGCAGCTCGGTGACGGTCAAAACGTCCACCTCGTCGCCGGGAGTGGCGGTGACGTTGGCCACGACCTGATGAACCGCATCCTCGCGGTGCAGCGCCTCGATGGTCTCGACGGTGGCGGCGTGGGTAACACGGGATTTAACTTCATAGGACGGCATTGGACGTACTCCTCTCTGGTTAAGATCGAACGGTTGCTTACGAGTTCGCTACCCCGGACCGCCGCCGATTACGGGAGGCGGCGCGGCTGGATTTACCGGCGCCCTCTGATTCCCCAGTAAATTTACCGCCTGAACTTTTGCATTTGATAGCGGTGTAGGCTGCGCTCCTTGCGTCTGCCTTGCGGCATCGTCCATGCCGCCGCCCGGAGCGCCAGACCCGGGAGCGCCGAGAGGGCCCAACGGCGCCCCACCGGTCAGGGCTGGAAGGATGCCGCGCTGGCCGGCCGGGACGCCGGCCTGGCTCGCCAGCAGTCCGGCGGTCAGGTCGGAGGCGATCTTCTGGACGCCCATTTGCACGCCTTGCTGCACGCCGGCCTCGACCTTCTGGGCGAGGGCCTGCTGCTCGCCGCCGCCTTGCTGGGCCTGCTGCTGTTTCTCAAGGTCGTCGTCGGACGGTACGATTTCATCACCATCCAATCCGATCGTCTTTGACACGCTTCTAAGAACCGCGCCGCGGCCTTTAATTCCGATGATATTTTGATCTATCGGATTCGCCGTGCTCTGGAGGAACTCCAACTGTCGTTGCCGTTGCGTTTCTCGCTGAATTGCTACACCCACTCCTTGGACAAAAATATTTTCTTCACCGCTCAAAAGCCCGGTTGTATCCGACAACAACACCAGATCAAATAGTTGCTGCAATGCTCCTTCGAATATCTCGCGGTCTACGTTAGAAGCGACGGTCTGGAGAATCTTTGCCGCATTGTTCATGAGAAGACTCAATCCGGATGCGGTGCGGCCGGCGCCGCCAGATGCCTGGCCGCCGATGTATTTCGGGATGGCGGAGACGTCGTCGGACAGATCGAGGAAGGCCTTGAACACAGTCAGCAGGTCCTGCGCGTTCGACTGCGGCTGGAAGAATTCAACCGGAGGTTTACTATTATTTCCGACCGGGTCGGAGGAGGCGTGCCAGCGTTTCCAGGGGTAGAGGTCGTCGGTGTTTTCCTCGGGGCGCACGCGATCGTCGTTGATGACGACCTGGGGGCCTGAGCTGATAGAGTTGTGCGACACAAAGCCATTCGCTACAAAGTTGTGATGGCCTTGCATCGTCAAACAAAATGTCTGCTCTTTTCCAACGTGCCTCATGCTTTCAATGCGATCAAAATCCAGGAACCGATGCTTGTACGGATTGCCAAAATGGCCATGGCGTACGTGCCACGCCTTGTGACACGGCTCACAAAACGTCTTCAAATTGGCCGGCTCGCAATTCCAGGGATCACCATCGAGATGATGGATATGCAAGCGTTCGACGCTGCCACATTGCTCGCAAGCAGGCTTTTTCTGCACCTGCACCAATTTGCGCATCCGCGCGCTCGTATCTCGCACGGCGCGGTTCACTAGCGCGGCTTGGGCTTGCCGGTCGTTCCACGACCCCGGTGCTTTGGCAGCGCAGGACTTACAGCGCAACGCCGTCGGTTTTGCCAGAGCTGCACCGCAGTCCTGGCAAATCTTGCGCAACGGCACAACCGAACCGTTAACTCCGATCAGATCGCCGACTCTGAATTTAGCGACCGTTTGCCAGTCGCCATCATCGGCCAAGAACCGGTGTGGCGCCGTTGCCTTGATCCGGTAGCCGCGCGCCGTCGTGATCTCGTAGACATCCTGCACGCCGTTGTCGTGGATGCCGTCGATACGTTGGCCGATAATCTCACCGGAAACCGGATCGAGCGCGCGGATAACGTTACGCCGCAGACCAGGATTGAAATCCTTCTGCTTGTCCCACAGTTCCTGCAGCGTAATTTCCGCTTGGCCACGCGGCTGCCGCTTGGCGCCGACGCCCTTTGCATTGGCCGCGCCGAGCGTCCCCGGTCGCGGATGTCGATAGACCACAGTGTCACCGGTCAGACAGAGGTTGTTGACCAAGCTGCGGAGCGTTGCGTTAGCAACGTCTTGTAGATCGGCGATCATGTCGACGAGGCCGTTGCCGACGGGGGTGCCGGGGACTTTCTCGAAGCTGGTCATGTAATAGGAATGTCTTGCTCGCGGCGAGGGGGAGAGGTTGGCCTTGATGATGTGGCTGCCGATGACGTAGGCGTCGATGTGGTAGTCGCGCAGTTCGTCGGCGATACCGGGCATGCCGTAGTCCTGCAGGAGGCGGCCCTGGACGTTGCCGTGGAATTCCATTTGGTTGATGAGGCCAGAGCGGTTCCAGGCGGGGTTCTCGCGGCTTTCCAAGACGGAGCGTTCGGCGTCGGTGGTATCCCAGTTGTCGTAGAGGCCGCCGCGGCCGTATTCGTCGAGGACGGCGCGGACCTCGGCCTGGTCGAAGCCGGGCAGGTCGAGGAGGTCGTTGAGCTCGGCGCGTGTCAGGCGTGATTTCTCGATGACGTTGGCGTTGGCGATGTCCGCCACGCCCGGCGTAAACCAGATATCGAAGGGGGATATCCGGCTCCAGACCATTTTCGGGATCTGGCGCACCAGCGGCTGGCCGTTGTTCCACTTGACCTCGGGCATGATCTTGACGGTGGGGCCCTTGATGCAGGCGAACGGGAAGATGGGGAGATCGACCAGGAATTCCGCCAGGGCCGTATAAAAATGGCCTTCCCTCAAGATCTCATCGATCCTGTCCTCGGCGACCTGGGCCTGGTCGGCGGCTTTCTTCTTGGCGGCGTCGGAGGCCGACTCCATGAGGGCGGCGCGGCGCATCTGGACGTCCTGTGGGGACGGGGCCTGGCTGGTCGTCTGCATGATCATCTGCTGCTCGTGGGCCATGAGCGCATCGATCTTCTGGACGATATCGGGCGGGACGTCGGGATCGGCGGGCGGGCGGATCGACCAGGGGCGGTCGGAGCCGAGGTAGATGTCGCGCAGGAGCGAGGAGGCGGCGCGGCACTTCTGGGCGGACAAACGCGCGTAGACCTCGGAGCCGCCGAACTTCTTGACCTCCTGGAACTTGGTCGGGGAATATTGGCCGTTGAAGGTGCGCAGGGCCTCGAGCAGGCGATTGGACCAGCCGGCGGCGGTATTGCGGTGGTTGCGGAAGATTTCGAACTGGCCGCGGATGAATCCGGCGAGCTGCGGCGGGGCGGGTTCTTGTTGTGGTGCTGCCGCCTGAGAGCGAGCAAGTTGTTGCTGCTGCAGGTGAGCCTCTAAAGCGGCGGGCGGGACGACCTGAAGCACGCCTTGCTGGCCGAGTGGGTTGGTTGCCATGGGCGCCATGCTACCCTATTGGCGGGAAATGTTATAGGGTGCGCGGATGTCCGAGCCCACTGAGCCGCCCGATCAAAATTTAGATGAAGTTGCCGTAGCGAAGCTCGCCCGCGAGATGGCGATGGCGATCCGCGGTTATAGGGTTATTTTCGCGGATTTTGGCATCAGCGAGCAGGACTTCTACGAGATATCCAAGCTGCCGTTCTACAAGCGCGCGTTTGAGCAGTTCACGCTGGAATGGAATTCGGCGCTGTTGACCAACGAGCGGATCAAGTTGACAAGCGCGGCTTATCTGGAGCAGGCGCTGCCGCGGCTGGGCGCGCGGATGATGAGCGACGAATCGCTGTCGGCGGCGACCGAGGTTGCCAAGCTGTTTTCGCGCAATGCCGGGCTGGGCGGCGACCCCAAGGAGGCCAAGAGCAACGAAAGATTCGTCATTACCATAAACCTTGGCGAGGACGGCGAGGGCAAGCCGGTGGTCGAGAAGTACGACAAGCCGATCGAGAGGATGGGCCCCAAGGACATCGACCTGATTGCCGCCGAGCCTGCCGCCGAGGTGGTGGTGAAGCGCGGGCCCGGGCGGCCGCGGAAGGGACCTGGTCCCGGACATCCGAAAGCGGAGGAGGACTAGATGGCCAAGCTATCGAGCGGGCAGCGCAAGCGGCTGCCGGCGAGCGCGTTTGCATTGCCCGGCAAGGGCGAGGGCAAGGAGGGCAAAGGGAGCGGCAGCTACCCGGTCCCGGACAAAAATCACGCCAGGCTAGCCTTGGCGATGGTCAGCAAGCACGGCTCGAGCGCGGAGAAGGCCAAGGTGCGGGCCAAGGTTCACGCCAAGTTCCCTGGCATCGGGAAGGATTGAAATCGGTGTGCGACGTCGATTACAGGCGGAAGGTATCTATCCAGATCGTTGAGATCGAGCGGCTGCGGTCTGCGCTGCAGGGGCTGCACGACTGGTGTGTCGATTATGTTCGCACCAACAATTCGCCAGCTACATTCAATGAATTGCTGGAAGCCCGTCGCGTACTTGAAGCAATCGAATGAGCCTGACCTACACGGCGCCGCCGCTGCCGCTACCTCGTGAGTTGATGTTTGAGGCCATAATAGTGCTCGATCAAGCCCGGCTCGAAGTAAGACAGCATGGAAGGCTCAGCCGAGCAACTCGAACCAACTTCGACGAAATGCTGACGTGCTTGACCTGGGTCAGGCGATCAATGGGAGAGAATGCTTTCAGCATGGCTGTGCTGGTCGAAACAAAGGCTATAGCGGAGCCCTACCGGACTTCCAAGATCGCCATCGACAACATCGTCAGAATGGTGCTCGAACTTGTCGAACACTGCATCGGCGAAGAAAACACGCCATGTCCCTGACTTACACGGCGCCGCCGACGCTCTCCCGGTTCATGAAGTCGAACGCTTTCGGGCGCATGGCGGCGGGGCCGGTCGGATCAGGAAAGACCACCGCGTGCATTGTCGAGGTGCTGCGGCGGGCGATGGCGCAGGGCAAGGCGGCGGATGGCTATCGGTATACGCGCTTTGCGATCGTGCGGCAGACCTTGAAGCAGCTGCGGGATACGATCCTGAAGGATTGCCAGATATGGCTGCAGGGGTTGGGCGAGTGGAAGGTCTCGGAGAATACGTTTTATCTTGATTTCGGCGAGATCAAGAGCGAGCTCGTGTTCATTCCGCTGGAGGACGCGACCGACCAGGCGCGGCTGTTGTCGATGCAATTGACCGGGGCGTGGCTCAGCGAGGCCATTGAGATGAATTTCGACATCCTGGCGCCGGTCTCGAGCCGCATCGGGCGCTATCCATCGGGACAACGTGGGTCGCCGTCCTGGTACGGAATCATTGCCGACACCAACATGCCGCGGCTCATGAGCGACTGGCACCGTTTCATGACCGAGCCGCCGGCGGATTTCCAGGTTTTCATCCAGCCGTCCGGGATGAGCCCGCAGGCCGAGAACCTCAATCACCTGCTGCAGACCGAGGAGACATCCAAGCTCCCGATCAACCATCCTGACCGGCTGGCGCAGGGGCGCAAGTACTACGAGCGGTTTCTCGAGCTGTACGGCTCCGATCATCCCTGGGTGCGGCGCTACGTCTATGCCGAATATGCCGACGATCCGTCGGGCGAGGCGGTGTTCAAGGCGACGTGGCGGACCTCGTTCCACACCGCGCCGGAAACGCTGGTGATTCCCGGCTATCCGCTGATTGTCGGGATCGATTTCGGGCGCAATCCGTGGGCGCTGATCTGCCAGGTAGACCATACCGGGCGGCTGCTGGTGCATGAGGAGGTGCCGGCGATCAACATTGGGCTGGAGAAGCAGGTCGAGGAGCGGCTGCGGCCGCGGCTTTACAGCAACAAGTTCATGGGCGCGAAGGTGGTGCTGGTGGGCGATCCGGCTGGCGCCGCAAAGGGGACGATCGCGGAGGAGACGTCGTTCGACGCGCTCAAGCGGATGGGGCTGTCGGCGTTTCCGGCGCCGACCAACGACATTGACGCGCGGCTGCGGGCGGTCGAGACGCTGTTGGCGAGGAATGTCGCGGGCAAGGCGGCGCTGGTGATCAATTCGACGGGCTGCCCGTTCCTGGTGCGGGCGATGGCGGGCGGCTACCGGTTCAAGAAGAACCGGGAGGGTGGGCTGCGGGCGATACCGGAGAAATTCGACGCGGAGGGATTTTCGCATTGCGTCGACGCATTGCAATATGTCTGTCTTACCGTCAATGCTGGTTCCCTGTTCCAGGAATTCGTCCGGCGGGCGGGGCGCAAGCCTTGGCAGCAACAACGCTACCGGCCGGCCGTCACGGCGGCTGGATGGACCTGAGCCATGAGCGATGCACAGCAGCAAGATTTTCCGCTGTCCTGGCTGGAGCGGCTCCATTCCGAGAAGGTGCGGCTGGAGAACCGCAACGCCGACGTCTGGGTGCCGGTCCTCGAGCGGGCCAAGGGGGTGGTCGATCATGACGGGATCGAGCGGGTCACGGCGCAGTCGTTGCTCGACATCCTCAAGGTGCCGATGGGCAAGCGCAAGTCCGAGCACTACCAGCGGCTGACCAAGATCATGATCGAGCTCGGGTGGTCGTCGCACCGCATCCACGGCATAACGGCGGGCGGCTACCGCGAGCAGGTGCATGGCTTCTGCCGCGATGCCCGGCACAAGAAGCCGCCGACCGCCGACGAGAAAAGACGGGCCGAGCTGGGGGTGCGGCAGGTGCGGCGGCCGAAGATCGGCTGGCCGGCATTCAAGCGGCAAGTCGTGGAATTGGTCCGATCCGGGAAGCATCCGGCCGAGCTTGCGGATCAATTCGGGATACCGAAGCAGACGATCCGCAATTGGGTCGGCCGGCATAACGAGCTCAACCCCGAGACGCCGGTGGTCGTGCCGCAACACAAGCGGGGGCCCGCGCCCTATAACCCCAATCCGCTCGACATCCAGGTCACCCCGGCGGCCGCGGCAGCCCCGGCAGCCATGGCGCCAGCCGAGAAGCCGAGGCCGCAACCGCCAGCCGAGCCAGCCGCGAAGCCCGCCAAGGCGGCTGCCGCGCCGTTCGAGCTGCCGGACATCCCGGCATTCCTGCGAAGAAAGTAAGCTATTCGACGGCGGCGGTTTTCAACCGGACATGGTTCATCCAAACAGCTTGACAATCGCGGCGCCGAGCGCGACGCCGGCCGCCAACAGCGCGGCGCCGGCGGTCATGCCGGCAAATGCGACTTGCCACGGCGCATGCCGCATTTCCTGGTGTCGGCGATCCGATTCGGCAAAGTTGCGATGAATCTCCGTCAGCATCTTGTCGATGCGAACGGCCTGCTCGCGCGCGTCAATTGGGTCGATGTCCGGCATTGGTCCTCTGGGCACTTTCAAGCAAACATCTTGAACGGTAATATTGCCCCGCCGTGCCCCATAGTGCAAGCCGCGCGGCCTCTGTTAATGTTTAATCATTCCATCCGCCGGGCCGGCTGCTTCGGTCCTCGCGGCAGCCTAGCCCGCGGAAGGATAGGGCCGGCCGGGACGCCAATCCCGCCGGCCCGCTCCTCGACACTAATTGCACTGCATGCCTTTGGATTGCCCCGTCCAAACGCAGTGATCATTTCTGTCAGAAGCACGCATCAGAATCTGGTATGCTTGGTCGTTCAATCGCTGCATCTGTGCCCATTCCGCAGGGGACAAATGCACTGGAGGCAGGCCGTCTAATTCAAAGGAGCAAAAATGATGCAGACGTTCCATATCAGCGCAATACGGGAATTGTATAGTTTCGTCAGCATGCGCCGAGATCGGCAACAATAGCGTGCTCGCAAGCAATAATCGTTTCATCATGTTTGGTCCTTCGCTTATGGGCGCCGCGCCATGCGGCGGTTGGGTTTACTGGACTCATCAGCTGCCGCGTCACGGCAGGACGGGGAGATCAGTTCCCCGTTTCGTCCTTGGCCGTTATTCCGATTTTGCCTCCAGCCAGGCGCGCTCGAGCCGCGCGATCATGAGCGCGGCGCGCTGCAACAGATCGCGCCGCTTTGGCGCCATGGCCGCGCCTTGCGCCTCGGTCAGCTCGCGCGATAGCGCCTCAACCTCGGCCTGCGTCGGAGGGCCTTGATCGTTCGTGGCAGTCATTTTCTAATCCCCCCGCAGCATGACGTCATAGCGGAAACCATTAGTAGTGGTGCGGCGTCGAATACCGGCGAATTCACATTCGGAAACTTCGCCGCTGGCGAAATAGTCATCGATTGCCGCACGCGCCGCCTGCCATGATTTATGTGTGCTGTAAACGTGTTCAATGATTGCTGTGTATAGGGTCATGATTCGGACTCGACGTTTTGAGCTTGAATTTCGGCCGTCGAAGGAAAGTTAAACTGTTGGCAAATCTCATCCTTGATGCCAATCGCTTCGCGAACCATTTGGGCAAGGTCACCGTTCTCCCAATTAAATTGGATATCCTCAATTGCTGAAATCAGCAGTGTGAGTGCTTCACGCTCAGTCATGGTTCTTCGTCCTCGCTGTGTTGTGGACATCCGCCAAGATGTCCTCCCGGCTGGATCGCCGATCTTGCCCACCACCAGCGGATGGGCAAGGGCTGCAATCAATAGCCGCGCACTTCCAATGTTTCAGCCAAGTGTCGGACTTCGCGCCAAGACAATGAGCCATCAACTACCCATGGTTCCTTGCGCGCAAGGCGATGAATCGATTGCTCGACGGCATGTTGTTCATCCGCAGCAACATATTTTTCCAGCCATGCGTAAAAATGCTCTGCTACATCGCGGGTCATGATCGGCCTCCCGCAAGCGCCGCCAGTCGCAAGCCCTCGTCCAAGATTTCGTCGGACGTTGCCTTTAGGCAAAATGTGTCGAATGCCGCTATTTGTTCATTCGTCAATTTGCCTGTAAGGGTCTGGTCGAGGATGTCGCAAAAATCATTGAAGGCAGATATCTGTTCGTGCGTACCATAATACGCTTCGTTCTCGCCAACGCGGGCCATCGCCGCCAATTCTTCAAGATATGTCATTGTCCTCGTCCTCATTGTTTGCCGCCCGGCCATCGGGCATGGGTTGATAGTTGCAGAGAACGGATTGTGCGGATACCGGAAAAAACAGTAAATATCCGCACATTTCCGCACATCAATCATCTGTCTCCGGTTCCGGTGCATGGTCGCCAGCCACTCGCGCAATCCGATCTATGACGCCTTGCAGTGCGTCGGCCTCGTCGCATAAGTCTTCGATGTCGGCCGGCGGAACTATTTCCTTCCGCCGGAGCATTGCCCGTATTCGTTCTACTATTCTGTTCATGGCCTCAATCCCTCACAAAGCCGCTGCGATCACGCTTGGCATTGCCTTTGGCATAGAGCCCGATGCAATGGCGCGGCGCATCAAGGAAACGTAGGTCGGTGTCATCGCCACGCGCCACCGGGACATGGCTTCCAGCGATATCGATCCCGGATGCCATGTAGCGGGCAACCGTGTCCTTCGAACGGAATACCGCCGCAACATTCATCCCATTGGCCAACGCGGCCCGGGCGAATGTGTCATTGCCGTCGGCGAGGCTGAACGTGAGATGATAGTTTGACGGGATGTTCTTGCGATTGGGGAGCTTTGTGTAATCATAGAACTGTACGTCGGGAAACATCGCCATGACGTTGGGGAAGTCGGCAACCGGTACGCTTTCCCAGCGGATATCCGATGTTCCGTTAAGCCGGAATACCGGGATGTAGCCATCACGCCGCGCCTTGACGATTGCTTTCTCGATCTCCTTCGCAAGCTCCAGCATGAACTCAGCGCGAAATTGAAAGAACGCCCGCGTCCGTAAACGGCGGGCATTCTGTATTTCATTGCGCTTGCCGCGCGTCACGTCGCGATAGGTCAACAATCCGCCGCGCGCAATGCCGCCGCGTCCTGCAGTGTTCAGGCATGCTTTGCGGCATGCCGCCGTCGACAACGCACACACATTGAAACCAGACAAATCGGCAGGCGCAAAATGCAATATGAACGTCCAATAGCCTTGCGCGCGGCCTTTCTCGGTTTTGGGGTTGCCGGGCGTCAAAAGCCGAAACCCCCGCGATCCTGCGTTTAGTTCCATTTCCGTTGTCCTCACTTATGTTGTCGGACACTCGCCAAAGCGCCCTGGTTCGTTCGTCTGGTCTCATCAGTGGCGGCTTAACCGCCAGACGGGGACAAAGCCCCGTTTCGACCTAGTAGCCTGCCCACCTACGCAGCGCGCGGAAATCAACAAACGCCACACTGTCTTGATGCAGAACGCCATCCCGCGTCACATAAGCATCCCAAACCAGGACGCCCTCGCCACTCGCCAGCACATCAACAAACCAGTCATGCTGCCGCGCCCATTTGATCTGCTGCTCAGTCATTTGCTCGCTCCTCGCGTTGTGCCCGAGCCATTCGGGCTTGCAATCAACAATCTATCAATAATTTGTTTGATTGATACCGGAAAAAACCGGAATGATTGGCACAAAGCCGCACACAATCAAGCAAGTTTGTTGCGCCTCGCCCTGTGCCATTTAGGAAACAGGAGAGAGCTCTCGATTTGTGCCATCGCGCGCCGAGGCCGGGAAAAGGCCACGGCATCGGGCGGGCTTTGGAGCAATTGGTTGCGCTTGTAACTAATTCAGACGTTCAATGTTCAACGTATGTTCTAACAGCATCCAATGTTCAACAGATGTTCTAACGTGTTCAACCGGTGCCCACAGTACGCGTGAGGGCCGCGAACGGCTAAGTCATTGATATCATTGCATTGTGATAGTGGTGACCGGCTTTCGAGCGGTAATCACGGGCTTTAGGAAGGGCGCCAGGGCGATTGGCTACTGAGGGCCACTCCGGGCGCCCGGCCCGGAATAAAGCCGTCTAGCGCCGCCCCGGCGGCGTTTCCCGATGGCACCAATAAGGAATCTCCGTGCCGCCAAGGCCTCTTGGGCGAGCCCGTATGATTGCAGCATCTTTGGCCCGGGCCAGATTGACCATATCGGACAGGGCTTCGCCCTTCCTAACCCTCCACATGCGCGGCCATTGGTTGTCCGGCTCGACCGTCACGCCGGTAAAGGCCTTGCCGATGTAAAGCTTGAGAATACGGGATTTCGTTAACGGATTCGCGGCAATATCGGCGGTGGGCATAGTGGCCTCCAACGCAATCACCGTCCGGCTGCGCCTATCGTAGCACAGCTCGCGCCCGCGAACATCCTCGCACCCTCCCGCGCAATTTTGTTGCGTCAAGCTCCAGCTCTCCGCGCGCCTCGCCCTGATCGCCGGCGCCCCGGTACGCCCACCCGCCACCCGGGGGGGACGCTGGCCAGGCCACCCCCATCGATCGTCTATCTCAGTGCCCCCGGGATATCTGGCCGCCCAAAACCCTTTTTGCTGCACCGCACAATTTTGGAATAAGTTATTGATTGTCTTTATTTTCTATTTTTTCAAGGAATGCTTGCTCGCAACTTTTATGCAGCCATGCCTCACGCAAGCGGCCATTTGGCCATGCGATGGCGACGAACTGGGCGCGGCCGTCGACGGCCGCGCATTTGTGGCAGTAGACGATATTTACGGGCTTGTTCTTTTTAGTGTATGGTCCGGGCTCGCCTTCCATTCCCCCCCCTATGGTGCGAAATGCGCAAAGGCGCGCCATGGAGGTAAATTCCCATAGCGCGGCCAATGCGCAATGGGTTTTACCCTAATGGCGCCGTCATGATTGCGCACGCAAGGCTGCGCAAAGGTGCGCAATGAGGTAGCTGTGTTCATTGCGCGGTCGCTTCAGGGCGTGCGGTGGAGTTGACGCGGAGCCCTTGCTCGTCCTTTCGGATGCTTTCGTTGCGGTAGGGGAATATGGTCAGCACGCCGTTTCTGACCCAGGAAGCGATCATGGATCTGGCCTGGGTTTCGTTCCTGTCGGGGAGAAACTGTAAAACGACCGGCCAAGCGGCACGCTCTTTTGCGCTCGGAGCGGCGGAATAGTAGACGCCGTTTCCCATACCCGCGTCGATCAATTTGAGGATTTGGTCGATCTGCTGCTGGCTCACGCCCTGCCAGATGGTGTCTGGCGTCCATGGCTCAGCGACTTGCACCGTGTCTCCGGCTGGATATTTCTCGGTGGCATTGCCGATCGGGACGCTGACAAGCCGAAACCATACCGGGTGGGCACTCTTGGCGGCAATATTGACCTTGGCGGCGTCGAGCCGGATATAGCTCGTGCGCTCGTCGGGTTTGACGTTGGGAAACATCTTGGCATCGGCTTCGCTCATCGGCGCGAGCGTGTAGATCAGCCGGCCGGCGTCGCGAATGCCACTAGAGCCACGGCCTGAGTCGGCATCACCGGGGGTCACGATGCCTTTGTGGACATGATGCGGACTATCGACGGCCACGTTGAGCGAGATGGCAAGCTGGGCCAGAAGGTTGCAGACGAAGTCCATGTCGCCGCTGTCGTTTTCGCTCAAGCCGTGCAATTTGATGTAAGGGTCGAGGCTGACGACGTCCGGTTGGCGCCGGATGATGGCGTCACGGATCTGGTTTTCGAGCGGCCCTATGATGCGCTTGCGGTCTTTCAACTCGGCGATCTTGGCCCGCGGCGTGGCGCAGAACAGCCAGCCGTGAAGTTCGCTGCGCGCGATGTTGAAATGCTTGAGGATTGCCGTTATGCGCCGTTGCAGTTCGGCGCGGTCATCCTCGAAAGAAATCAGTAAGACCCGACAGCGCGCGAAGACATGCTGTCCGCATAGCGGCCGGCCGAGCGCCATCGAGACGAATTGCAGAAGCCGCAAGGCGGACTTACCGACGCCACCGGCGGCCACGATCGACGAGATGAAGCCACGGCAGAATTGGTTTCCTAGGAGCCATTCGCGCGGCGCGATTGCTCCCGGCTCGTCGCCGGCATCCCATTCATCGAGCGCGACGACCGCAGCCGTATGCTTTTTGCCGTTGGGCTTGGTGGCCGTCCCCGGCCCATTGGGCGGCGTGGCCGGGAGGGGCGGCCGTTGGACCCCGGCGAAGGCGGCCGCGATGCGGGTCTGCAGGCCGTCCTCGCCCAACGCAGCGACCAGCCCGTGGGCCTGCGCCATCTCGTAGAGGGCATCGATTGCGGTGGCCATGGGGAGGCCGCCCGCGACGTAGCCGGCGGCGTCCTTGGCGGCCTCGTCGAAGGCCGCAGCGCAGGCCTCGACGTCGCCCTCGCCCAGGCTGGCCAGCACCGCCCGCCAGTTCGCCAAACCTTCCCGGAAGCGGGCTTCGACGGTCATTCGAACAGCGTTCCTTGATTGTCGAGCGGTTGGCGTGTCTGCTTTTCCTTGTGCGCCTGCCGGCGTCGCTCCGCGGTGCTCGCCGGCATCAGCGCCATGCGGCGGCGGATGTCGGCCTGATATTCAGCCTCGCGCTCGATCAGAACGGCCCGCATACCCTCGCGCCACGCCGCCTCGCCGGTGGTGCCGGTGCCGGCAAACGGATCGAGCACGAGGCCGCCGGGCGGTGTGACTAGCCGGCAAAGCCATTGCATCAGATCTACCGGCTTGACGGTCGGGTGTTTCGAGCCGAGCCGATCGTCGATGTCCGCCTTCGCCGTGTAGAAAAAGCGCGCGGCAGAGCCGGAGTCGCCGCGCGGTGTAGTGGCCGGGCGACCGTCGAATTGACCATAGACGTTGTTCGTCTTGCTGCTTGGCTCGCGACCATTGACCGCCGCTAACTGCCCCGGCGCATCAGGAAATGCCGCAAGCACTTCCTCGCTGCCGTCATGCACGAGGTTGGCCGGCCAGCGTCCTAGCGACGATGAGCCGGTACGCACGCCTTCAAACTTACCGTAAGCGCTTTGCGCCATCTTGGCGGTTGACCAATCCCCCTTGCCACCAAGTCTCGGATCATCTCCATCTCCAGTCTCTACCCTACATCCATCCACATTGATCGGGCCCGTCCCCCAGCGCAGCACGTTGGCGGCCACCGTTCCTTCCGATAGCGGCTTGCGCGCCAGCACGATTGGCTCCCATGCTGGCTTGAGCGCGGTGCCCCAGCCGTCCCATTGCTTGGCGGCGTCGGTGGCGGGTGCGGTGATCGGCGGGATACCGCCCTTAAATCTATTGTAATCTGGATAGTTCTCGCCGCCGAACTCGCCGCTGTTATGGCGTTGACCTGGACCGACAACCTCCCGCTTCGCCCCCGCCGCCTTGTCGAACGCCTTGCTCACGTCGAGCGACTTGGAAAATCCCTGCCCGTAGACCCATGCCACCTGATCGCGTATCTCGAAGCCGGCGTCCTCGATGGCGCAGGCGAGACGGTGATAAGTCCTTGTGCCGCCGAATGCGACCAGATGCGCGCCGGGCTTTAGGACGCGGTAGACCTCGCGCGTCCAGGCAGTGCAGAATTCGCCAAACGCTAAATTCTTGTTTCTGAATACCCTGGCCTGTCCCTTTGCGTCCCTGGCGTGCTCTTTGCTTCCGTAGTCCTTAAAATCAGCATCGCTCCTTGCGCCGCCTTTAGGTGCCGCGTAGGTATCCCAAGCCACCCCCATAAATTCGAGCCCATACGGCGGATCGCAGACGCACGAATCAAAATGATCGGCCGGCAGCGCGGCGAGCACCTCAAGGCAATCGCCAGGAAACAAACAAACTCCGCGTGCCATTTCCTCGCTCATGTGAAATACCTAGCGAACGGATTGCAGATGATGGCCTCGCAGGCCGAGATGCCCAGCAGGTCGATAAGCCCGGCCCGCCAGGCGTACGCCAGCAGCGGATCGGTCGCCGCGCCGTAGTCGAATTCATTGCAGCCGTAGAGCAAGGCCCGGGCCTCGGCGCGCGCGCGCAGGACCAGGATCGGTGCCACTTTTTGCGTGTCGCCCGACATGGCATCTCCAGCCCACGGTCACCCGATCGGTCATTGCACTTCCACTTTCCCGCGCCAGACGCCCCACCGCTCGAGGATGGCGGTGGCCTCCCCGACGCTGTAGACGACGGCGTGCGGAACACCATTGAGCAAGCACCAGAGCCGGAAGGCGGCCTGATGCTCCGACATGCGCCCGCGCTTGGCCTTGAGCTCCAGGAAATGAATGCCCGGATGCGCCGCATCCTTGGGACCGAGCAGGGCTAGGTCGGGCCATCCCGGCTGGCTGCCCATCCGCTTCAACCGCTCGCCCGCGTAACTCACCCGCACCCCGTTGCGGAATTCCGCCGGCCGCGCCTCGCCGAAAGGAAGGTGGGTCCACAACCACGTCGGCTTGGCGCACCGCCGCAGCAAATCAGCCACCGCGCATTGCAGTTGGAATTCAGACGGCGAGACCACGACCCGCTCGCCGCGCTGATTTTTCTTGCCAAAAAGGCGAAGCTGGCGGGCAGCCCTGGCGTCGGTCATGCATCACCAGACGGTCGCGGCTCTGTGTATTTGCATGCACACGGCCACCACATGAGACAAGACCATTCCCCGTGGATCGAACCAAGATCGGCCGCAAACATCCACCCAATCGCCTCATAGGCGCGCACGCGCCCATGCAGCACGTAGCGATAGGCGCCGTCGAACCTCATGCCTCGCTGCCGCCCGGTCGCGTCGAGCGCGGGGATGTCCATGATCATCCTTCTCCTCATCGATGCCAATCGGATTCGATTTGATCGAAAATAAATTGGCGCATTCCCTCGAACTCGGCCTGGCTAGCGCCGAGCCAATCAAGCATTTTACAAATCTCTTCGACGCGCGGCATATCCTTGAGCCATCGATCTTGCCCAGTCCTTGAGTTTTTGCCGTGGAAAAATCGGCGCAGGCGATCGGGGTCGAATGTCAGAATGCGACTGAACTGCCTTACATCCCAGCTATCGATATCATAATCCGGATGGTTTGATCGTCTCGGCTCGCCCAATTGCTTGAACGTGGCAGCAAGAATTTCTGCTTCTTTAATGCTGAGAATTGAAAGCACCACTGGCTGCTTCCATAGGACCTCGGCCCTCCGATATTCCAACCGCTTGCCGCGGTCTATACCTTCTTCGCTGCGAGAACTGACGCGAGGATTATCGTTTGGGCTTCCACCTCGCCATTGTTCGTGATGCTCCTTGGTCTTAAACTCTAGGAAAAATCTCGCAGTCTTAAGCGCATTCGCGTCCGGTGCCGTGATCGTTGCTACAAAACCATGCAACAGCGGTGCGCGTCTGAACGTGCGATCGGCCAGCGGTTCCAATAAAACGCGAAGGCGCCAATAAACACCGAACTGTAGAATCTCGCCGAGGCGACCTTTGCGCCATTCTTTGGTATCGGTCAGCATGGTCTCGTCACAAATCCGATTGACTTGAACCGTTCAACAAATAGCGACACCTCGTCGCCGAAGTAGAAGAACGCCTGCCCCTGTGTCGGTGCCGCGATCTCATCGCCGGAGTAGAATTTGACGCGGCCACGCGTAAAGCAGATCGCCGCAGCCTCGCCTGCAAGCTCGTGAAACCACGCTGTATCGGTGTAATTGTGCGTCAGCATGATCGCCGCCTCGACCCGGCCGGCACACCGCTCGGCCACCATCTTCGAAGCAAACTCGGCGATGAACGGCTGCGCGTAGGGCGGATTGAGCCAAATGCGCCCGCACCATTCTTGCTTCAAGCCGTCGTCGGCCTTGGTGAAATACTGCGCGGCCTGGATGATCCGCTGCGCCTCGTCGCTGCTCGCGGGATCGAGATCGATCTCACCCAGCACCTGCCGCGCGAGCTCAATGTATTCCGGCGGCGTGAACCATTCGTTCTCGCCCGTGCCCTGCGTGCCCCGGACGTTGTCGTTTCCCCAAAGCTCACGGCTGATGCGCAGAGCTTCCGGCGCCTCGAAATCGTGCGTTAACGCACGATTTGAGGCCAGCTTCATCAGGCGACGCGCAGTGCTGTCGTTGCCGAAGCCCAACGTTTCGCTATTCGCCTTGAGCCACGGCAACCATTCGCCATGCTCTAGCGAATCTTTCTTCGCAATGAGACGCATCCCCGCCTCGATCGAGAATTTTACGCTGTCAACAATCGAGGTGCGCGCCTTGCGATATAGGGTGCCGATCTCGACGGCGTCGTTGTCGAGCACGACGCCGGATTTTGGGACAAACAATTCGAGAGCTTTGCTCATGCCACCGCCCTCCGCTTCGTTGCCGCTGATATGTCGGCGTGCTGTGGCTCAGGCGTCGCATAGCGGATCATCGGCAGCACGCCGGCGCCTCTGCGCGACCAAACAAACCACGCATGATTCGTTGACGGACCAGCGTCGCCCGGGAACCACTTGATCCGCCGCAGCAGGACAATCTTGCCGTTGAACGCGCCGCACTCACCGAACAACGGCGCTCGCGTCAGCGCGCTGTCGAAATCGACCGGCAGCAACATGGCGACGTGCGGCACTTCCAGATCGAGCGCGTGCCGGATGAACGCTTCCGCGAGCTTGCCCTGCTTGCCATAGGGTGGATTGGTCACCAGCGCATCGACGCCCACCGGCATGACGATGATGCGAGTCTTCAAAAAATTGCCGGCCGTCGATTTGACCGTGAAGCCAGCCGAGCGCAAGGCATTGCCGAGCTTGTCCTTCGGCGAATGCGCCGGCTCCCAAACGCGCTTCACAACAGGATAAAGCTGGCGGCGCAGATACGGAACAATGGTCGCAGTTATCTCGGGCGGCGTCTCATAGCGATCGTCCGCGACTCGATCATACCCGCTGACCCGCTGCGCCATGCAATCGACCGACAGTTAAAAAGGGAAATGAACGCCAGCAACTCAGTCTTCATCGGGTTCTATTGGCCTTAACCAGGGAGCGATGAGGTAGGCGAGACGCCGCGCGCAGTGCATCAGCCTGCTCGCGATAGAAGTCCTCATCCTGAACAAGCAGGGCATCCGCGCGCCCGATGGCAGCGGAAAGCGCGGCGTCAGCATCGATCGCCTCCTTCAGCCTGCGGCGTGCCGCACGTTGCAGTCGCTGCGCATCGATCGCGGCGAAATAAGCATTGACCCGGCGCCACCATGCAGGCTCGGCGCCAGCCATCAGTGCGACCAGGAAATTGAGTCCATGCTCGGAGCGGATCAGTGCCGCGAGCGCGGCGGTCGATAACGCGCGATCGCCTGCGAGCCAGCGCTCAGCAGTGCGAACCGAAGCGCCTGTAATCTCTGCCAATTCAGCAGCCGTCTTGCGCGGCCACAAGCTGCGCGCGACGTGCATGGCCGGCGAAATCGACCGCCTCATTGGCCGGTCATTGCCGACCAGTTGGCCGGTGGCGGAATTTGCGCCTCGGCGCGCGCTGATGCTGATAGCGCTCATGACGCCACCTCGAAGATATCTGGCCGCAATTTTTCCTTCCTTACCTTGCCGTCGGTCGCCCGGTGAATCGCGATCGCTATCTCGGCAGAGACTCGAGGAGCGCTATTGAGGAGGTAGGAAATGCCCTGCTGAGACAGCCCAATTTTGTTGGCGAGCGCGCGCTGAGAGCCGGCAAGAGCGACCGCGCGGCGAATGTGATCACGGAAGGTCTGCATGGCCCCAGTTACCAGATTTCTGGTTGCCCCGCAATGACAACTACTAGACGTCTTGTCGAGACGGTGCAACTAGTAAACTGGTAACGCTCCTACTATGATCGATATCGAGCTTTTTATTCGGCTCCGACGCGACAAGAAATTGTCCCAACTTAGGCTGGGAAAAGCCGTCGGCATGAGCCAACAATTAATCGCCGAAATTGAGAAGGGCCGGACGCGCAGCACCAAGGTAATCTACCAGATTGCTCAGGCCTTGGGCACAACCGCAAGCCTTCTCGATCCGGCCATTCCCGCCGTCGAAGGCCGCTTGGCAAAAATACAGCAAGATTTGATCGAGCTCGGCGAGGAAAATTCGGCCTTTCTTCTGGATCGCTTTGAAAACGATATCGAATTACTCAAGCGATCCAAGCGATAGTAGGCAACCAGAATACTAGTTGACGACTACCAGAACTCTGGTTAAGAATGCTCCCATCAAACGGGAGCCGCTCGTGCCATCTAGAGCCACAAAAACCGTAACCTGTCAGCGCTGCGGCAAGCCGTTCGAGGCTCGCACTCGCCGCGCCAAGATCTGCCCCGGCCGCTGCTTCAGAGGGCACGAGGCTGAATATTCCAAGCGTGCGAGAGCCTCGTACAGTAAGGAGCGCCGGCGGGCTTCTGTGCTCACAGGATGCGCGATTGCGTCCGGTCGCCTTATCCGCCAGCCCTGCGAAGTTTCCGGATGTGGGCGCTTAAAGACCGATGCTCATCACGACGATTATTCCCGCCCGCTTGAAGTCAGATGGTTGTGCCGCAGCCATCACCGGCAACATCACGTGCGCCTCAACCGCGAGCAGTACTCCCCGAACCACGGGAGCACGCCGTGCCTATGATTGCCGAACACCTCACCGTCGTCGGCCAACGCATGTCGGAGGCCGAGTATGACGCCGAGCGCGCCAAGCTCGCACCCGATAAGGCCGCGGCTGCCGTGCGCTGGGAACAAGCGCTCGCCGTCCTGTTCGCCCGCAGCAACTGGACCCAGGACATGCTCGCCAAGAAGGAGGGGAAGACTCGACAGTGGGTTTCGCTTCGACTCTGTTTTGGTGGCTTTTTGAATTTCGCAACCACGGTTGCAAAAGCTGAATCCATACCAAACAACCTCACTGAGCGCCGTTTCCGCTCGCTCTGGGAACTGACCGACAAGGCCGAGCGCAACGAGCGCGTCCGCTTCCAGGAGGTGCTCAAACTGATTCGCGAGGATACCCGCATCAGCAAGCCCAGCCCGAAGGGTTATCCCAAG